CACTGGTTCACACACTCGTGTCTACGTAAATATTCACATGTTACATCCCCTGATGTTGGCATGAGTTTTGCCTATGCAATAAGTGTGCCAACTTTGGGGGCCTCCCGTGTTGGCATGTGTTGTGCTATAGCAAGATCCGTGCCAACTCTGGAGCCTGTGGATAACTTATGTTGGCCCTGTGGATAACTCTGCGCCTGTGTGTAACCTGTGGATAACTTGGGGTGGGCCTCGTGTTGACACGGGGGGAGGGGATTGACTTGTGTTAATTATAGTTGTAGCCACCTCTGTACACCAGAAGGTGAATTTAGAAAAATAGGGACTATTCATGTTACTTATGCCCTACCTAGCGCCTTGTTTTACCTCGTGTTTACCCTGTGTTGACACAAATGCACTAAATAGGTGCGCCTATAGTATAGCTTGTGTACTATTTACATAAAATAAAGCTTGACTTTTGAGTAAAAGTATGGTATAATATAAGGTAGATATTAGGATGTATTTAGTGAAGCAGGTGCGGGACTAAAGATTGAGTGTTGTATAGTTCGTATAGATCCCCTCATCTGTTGCAACCTAAGCAGGGGACTCATGCGAACTAGCGTTAAACACAAGGATACAGGAGAATGTCGTCAGGTGACACCCTAGAAACCAAAGAAAACACCCTAGAAGCCCAAGCAGCAGCTAGAAAAGAGATTAATATTAAAAAAAGACCCAGAGGTAGGCCTAAGCAAAAGGAAATTAAGGCTAAAACTGCAGGGTCTAGAGGTAAAGTAGGCAGGCCTAAGGGTGATGCTACTATAATTAATGAGTACAAGGCTAGGATGTTAGCTAGTCCTAAGTCCGTTAAGGTACTAGAGACTATCTTTGAGGCTGCTTTAGACCACGATCACAAGAATCAGGCAGCAGCATGGAAGCTAGTGATGGACAGAATACTCCCAGTAGGTGCATTTGAAAAAGAGGTGGTAAAAGACAATGGAAGAAGTGCAATACAGATTAACATCACTGGTGTCGGAAGCACGGAAATTCTTGGAGGCACTGAAGACGGAAGCACAATTGAAGGTGAGTACTCTCAAGAGTAGCATCTGTGGCTGTGACTGCGGTTGTCAAGAGGAAGATTCTTGAAAAACTTCACTAAAGAAGAGTTTAACTGTCAACATACCGGTGAGAACCGTATGGAGGACGAGTTTTTACTCAAGTTAGACCAACTCAGGGACAACTGCGGTTTCCCTTTTGTTATCACCAGCGGCTACAGAAGCCCTAGCCACCCCATAGAAGCTAAAAAGGACGTACCGGGAACCCACGCGCAAGGCATAGCAGCAGACATAAAAATAACAAACGCTGCACACCGGTACACGTTAATAAGAGAAGCTTTATCTATGGGATTTAGTGGTATAGGGGTCGCTGGTGACTTTATTCACGTTGACACACGGGGAACTGCTCCCGTGATCTGGGTTTACTAGGCATCTTAAGGGACGCTAAACATGTTATACACTAAAAACGTAAACCTAACAGACACATCTACACAGACTATTGTGACGATACCTAGTGGGTTTGTAGCTCACTGGAACATGTTGTTTGTGGCTAACCTACATAACGCAACTAACGACGTTACTGTGTTTGTAGACAAACCTTCTCCTACTGCTGATGTATACATCTACAACGGAACCAACATATCAGCTAAAAACAACTTGTTACTTGACGGAAACGCTATCTTTGTACTACAAGCAGGAGATATAATTAAAGCAGCAGCAGGAGGATCAGGTAACGTAGAAGTAGTTGTCACCTTTGACTTACTAGAACAACCAGCAACATTTGTAAACTTTAACGGAAACTAACTCGTGATTACCATTGTTGGTGCTGATTGGTGTCCTGCTTGCAAAAGAGCAACCAAAATTGCAAAAGAGCACAACTTAGACTACAAGTACGTACACATACCTCCGGGTCAAGCCGGTTGGGACTTAGTAGAACAACTGACAGGAAAACGATCTATACCACAAATCTTTTACCACTTTGGTGGTTCAAAAGACTTTAGAGAAGCCCTAAACAACGTAGGAGAACTTTCACAATGACTAACAAAGTAAACGAAATGGTACTAGGTTTTGCAGCAGTATTCTTTTTTTCTCTAGTTTCTATCGGAGCCAAAGCAGAAACTGTTATCAACTACGACGACGGATCTACGTACACCTTAGAGGACAACCAAGAAATCTACATCAGTACGCCTAGTAGCTCTCTGTTCAAGCGACAGCTAATGAAAAACAAAGACACGTTCTTTCGTGTACAAAAGCCGTGGACTAAGCGTGACTACGTAGAACAACCACAAGATCCTTTTGCTGTAGGATCACATCAGTGGTGTAAGACTTACGTGCCGTGGAGCGAAGGTTATACATTTGATATGCAGGCTTGGAGCCGTTTCTGTGACACCGATAACGACGGTAAGTACGGCTGTGGTGACAATCAGTTTGATAACTCAGAAGACGCTGGAGTTTGTAACTAGACCAAGTGACAGATTTAAACGTACAACTGTTGCCGTGGCAGCAGGAAGTCTACTCTGATCCTACTAGGTTCAAGGTAGTAGCCGCAGGACGGAGAACAGGGAAGTCCCGTCTTGCTGCTTGGATGTTAATCATTAATGCACTACAGACCGATAGAGGTCAAGTTTTTTACGTTGCGCCTACGCAGGGCCAAGCAAGAGACATCATGTGGCAAACCCTGCTAGAGCTAGGACACCCTGTTATCTCAGGTTCGCACATAAACAACCTGCAGATCAAGCTGGTCAACGGGGCCATGATTAGTCTCAAGGGAGCCGATAGGCCAGAGACAATGCGTGGTGTGTCCTTGAAGTTTCTCGTGATGGACGAATACGCAGACATGAAGCCTGACGTATGGGAACAGATACTCCGTCCAGCACTGGCAGACCAAAAAGGTTCTGCGATGTTCATAGGTACGCCTATGGGACGTAATCACTTCTACGAGTTGTACAAGTACGCGGAGTTAGGTGACGATGAAACTTACCGGGGCTGGCATTTCACCAGCTACGACAACCCTCTGTTGGACCCGTCTGAAATCGACATGGCAAAGAAATCAATGTCGAGTTACGCCTTTAGACAAGAGTTCATGGCCTCATTTGAAGCCAGAGGCTCAGAGATGTTCAGAGAAGACTGGGTGCATTTTGGAGAAGAGCCAGAGGTTGGAGATTACTATATAGCTGTTGACCTAGCTGGCTTTGAGGAAGTAAACAAGAAACGGACGAAGAACGCTAAACTAGATGAAACCGCAATCGCTGTTGTTAAAGTTAGTCCTGATGGTTGGTACGTTGATAACATTATATATGGGCGGTGGAGCCTTGACGAGACTGCCACCAAGATATTTCAGGCCGTCAGAGATTACCGTCCTATCAGCGTTGGTATTGAACGAGGCATCGCAAAGCAGGCTGTAATGTCGCCTCTGATGGACCTACAGAAGCGCTACGGGACGTTCTTTAGAGTCGAGGAGTTAACCCACGGTAACAAGAAAAAGACTGACAGGGTGATGTGGGCGCTGCAGGGACGCTTTGAGAACGGCTACGTAACACTGAGTAAAGGCGAGTGGAACTCTAGGTTCTTAGACCAACTGTTTCAGTTTCCAGACCCTCTGACCCACGATGACTTGATTGACGCTTTGGCTTACGTAGATCAGTTAGCACAAGTAGCGTACCACTACGATTTTGAAATAGACGACCACGAACTACTAGATGTAGTAGCAGGATACTAAAGTGAATCACAGAGTTTTTAGACCGTTTAACACATATGGCATCTACGCTATTTCTGCCGTAGTGTTTTTTACACTTGGTTACAGCGTAGCAATACTTTAAGGAAAGTACTATGGCAGAAGATATCTATAGCCCAGACCCTCTGATGATTGAAGAGTCTCTGGAAGAGTGGGTGATGACCAAGTGTGAAAACTGGCGTGACCACTACGAGTCAAACTACGAAGCAAAGTTTGAAGAGTACTACAGGCTCTGGAGAGGACAGTGGGATCCTGCAGATTCTCAGAGAGGATCAGAGCGTTCTAGGATTATATCTCCTGCGTTGCAGCAGGCCGTAGAGTCTAACGTAGCAGAGCTAGAGGAAGCCACGTTTGGTAGAGGTAAGTGGTTTGACATTGCTGATGACACTAACGACAAAGACCGACAGGACGTACAGTACCTACGTAACAAGCTAACAGAAGACTTTGAAAAGTGTAAGGTACGTAAGGCTGTTGCAGAGTGCTTGATTAACTCCGCTGTGTTTGGTACAGGAATGGGAGAGGTAGTTCTTGAGGAGATCAAGGAGATGGCGCCTGCTACTCAGCCTATCATGGACGGACAGTTGCAGGCTGTAGGCGTTAACATTACTGACAGAGTGGTAGTTAAGCTTAAGCCCGTGTTACCTCAGAACTTTCTCATAGACCCTGTAGCAACAACTGTAGAAGACGCTATGGGTGTGGCTATTGATGAGTTTGTGTCTAAGCACAGCATAGAAATGCTACAGGAGCAGGGCGTATACAAAGACGCTTACATTGAGTCTGCTGCGCCTGACACAGACCTAGAGCCTGACCAAGACCTCACGATCTACAACGACGACAAGGTACGCCTGACGAAGTACTACGGACTCGTACCTCGTGAGTTGCTTGAGGCTGAGGACGTAGAAGTAGAAGATGAGTCTATGTACGTTGAGGCTATCGTAGTTATAGCTAACGGTGGCACACTACTAAAGGCTGAAGCTAATCCGTACATGATGGGTGATAGGCCTGTAGTTGCTTTTCCTTGGGACGTAGTTCCCGGAAGATTTTGGGGTCGTGGCGTATGCGAAAAGGGCTACAACAGTCAGAAGGCGCTAGACACAGAGCTACGCGCACGTATTGACGCCTTGAGTCTCACAATCCACCCAATGCTCGCTATTGACGCAACTAGGCTTCCTCGTGGCGCTAAACCAGAAGTGCGTCCGGGCAAGATGATTCTAACTAACGGAGATCCTCGTGAAGTACTACAGCCGTTTAACTTTGGGCAAGTTGGTCAAATCACTTTCGCACAAGCACAAGCGTTGCAGGGAATGGTTCAGCAGGCTACAGGAGCGGTTGATTCAGCCGGAGTTTCTGGCGCTGTTAATGGCGAAGCTACTGCCGCTGGCATTAGTATGTCTCTTGGTGCTATTATTAAACGTCATAAGCGCACCTTGATTAACTTTCAGCAGTCGTTCCTGTTGCCGTTTGTAACCAAAGCTGCACACAGGTACATGCAGTTTGACCCTGAAAACTACCCCGTAGCTGACTACAAGTTCAACGCCACGTCTACTCTAGGCATTATTGCTAGGGAATACGAGGTAACACAGTTGGTGCAACTTCTGCAAACTATGAAGCAAGACAGTCCAATTTATCCTGTGTTGATCCAGAGCATCATCGACAACATGAACCTGAGTAACCGTGATGAGTTGATTGCGTCTATGCAACAGGCATCTCAACCAGATCCTCAAGCACAGCAGATGGCTCAGATGGCTCAACAGACTCAGATGGAGTTTCAGCAGAGCCAAACTTCAGCACTACAAGCACAGGCTGCTGAGTCGCAAGCTAGAGCATCTAAGTACGCTATGGAAACACAGTTGCTTCCAGAAGAGTTACAGATTGAAAAGATTGAAGCAATCACAAAAAATCTCAAGGAAGGAGATCAAGAAGACAAAGAGTTTGAACGCCGCCTGAAGGTAGCAGACGCCCTACTGAAAGAAAGACAGTTAGAAGGAAAACGTCCTAATGATAATGACACAAACAGAAATGAACCAGTTTCTCAGCCAAATCAACGAAGCGTTCCAAGACCAGTTCAACAAATTGGAGAAGCTAGAAGCCAAGGTGGTGGCCCTAGAGGACCAAATGTCGGTCCTGCGCCAGAAGGAGGACTCTAATAATGCCAAAGGAAAAAGACCCAAGACTAGCAAGAGCGGGCGTGTCGGGTTACAACAAGCCAAAGAGGACGCCTAACCACCCCACTAAGTCACACGTAGTTGTGGCTAAATGTGACGACGGTAAAGTTAAGACTATCCGGTTTGGACAACAAGGAGTATCAGGTGCTGGGAAGAGTCCTAAGACTGATAAGGAGAAGGCGAGGCGTAAGTCCTTTAAGGCTCGTCACGCTAAAAACATAGCCAAAGGGAAGTGTTCTGCGGCTTATTGGGCAAACAAGGTAAAATGGTAAGGAGATAGCTATGCCAAAAGGAAAAGGAACATACGGAAGTACAATAGGAAGACCACCTAAAAAGAAAAAGAAGAAGGTTAAGAAATAATGCCTAGGGGACTATACAGCAACATACACGCCAAACGCAAGCGTATCAAGGCTGGATCAGGTGAAACTATGCGTAAACCGGGATCAAAAGGCGCTCCTAAGGCCTCTGCTTTTAAGAAAGCTAAGAAAACAGCCAAGAAACGGTAAAATTTACATAAAATAATGCTTGACTTTTAGTCAAAAGTATGGTATAATATAGGTGTACTTAGGTACACTTAATACAACAGAGACAACCCAAGAGGCCTCAAGATGGATCAAGAAACACAGCAGTACTACGACGCATACTTTAGTCTTTTTATTACTGATGGCTGGAAGCAACTTGTGCAAGACTTTGGCAACAATGCTTTACAGATTAACAGTATAGAAGCAGCTAAAGATGCTGACGATATGTTCTTCCGTAAGGGACAACTAAACATATTAGCCCACTTAATTAACATGGAGACTATCGTTAAAACTAACTACGAAGAGGCATCTAAGCCTCCAGAAGAAGATGATTAAAGTATTTGACTTTCGTTGTACTAACGGACATACCTTTGAAGAATTTGTAGAAGCAGGTACTACATCCAGTAGGTGCGGATGTGGTGCTAACGCTACAAAGATTGTATCAGCAACTCAGCACATACTCGACGGTTCCTCTGGGGATTTCCCTGGCAGGCACATGAAGTGGGTACGTGAACACGAGAAGGCTGGGCAAACCACGCGGGAAACCTCATAGGCTAACTCCCATTTAATCCTCCATAACCTAATAAAAATAATAGGCGGGGTAAGTTTAGAATGTCACGAGCAACACTAATTGATGAGCGTAAGGAAGAAGAATTAGAAGCAACAGACCAACTCGACACACAAGATACTGTAGAGACTCCTGAAGAGGAACAACCTCAGCAGCCCGAAGTTCCAGAAAAGTACCACGGTAAATCTGTTGAAGACCTCGTACAGATGCACCAAGAGCTTGAGAAGTTTTCAGGTAAACAGAGTACGGAAGTTGGCGAGTTACGTAAAGTTGTTGATGATTACATCCAGACACAACTCTCAACCCAACAAGCACCTCAACAACAGCAACAACAAGATGATAACGATGACGATGTAGATTTCTTTGTCGATCCTAAGACCGCTGTTAGTAGAGCTATAGACAACCACCCTAAGATCAAGGAAGCGCAGGCTTACACACAACAATACAAACAACAGGCTACTCTTGCACAACTTAAGTCCTCTCATCCTGAGATGGAACAGATACTGCAAGACCCCAAGTTTGCTGAGTGGATCAAAGGGTCAAAAGTCCGAACACAGTTGTTTGTTCAGGCTGACCAAGCATACGATTACGACGCTGCACACGAACTCTTTAGTCTCTGGAAAGACAGGAACCAAGTAGTTCAACAAACTGCACAAGCAGAAAAAGCAGCCCGTAAGAGTCAGGTAAAGTCAGCTAACACAGGCAACGCTCGCGGAACAGCAGAAGGATCTCGTCGTAAGGTTTATCGTCGTGCTGACATTATTAAACTTATGAGAACCGACCCAGAGCGCTATCAGTCCATGTCGGACGAACTACTCAAAGCGTATTCAGAGGGTCGGGTCCGATAGCCTAAAGGAGAATTACAATGGCTGGTGAAACCTCTGGTACTTACTTTACAGCTAATGCTGTAGTAGACAAAACTGCTGCTGGGACTTTTATCCCAGAAATCTGGAGCGATGAAGTAATCGCTGCTTACCAAAAGAACCTGAAGATGGCTCCTCTTGTCAAGCGTCTGCAAATGACCGGCAAGAAAGGCGATGTTATTCACATCCCTAAGCCCATTCGTGGTGCTGCATCTGCTAAGGCAGAAGCTGTAGCAGTTACGATTCAGGCTAACCTAGAAACTGAGTTGCAAGTAACTGTTGATCGTCACTTTGAGTACTCACGTTTGATTGAGGACATCGTAGAAGTACAGGCTCTGTCTTCTCTGCGACAGTTCTACACCGAAGACGCTGGCTACCAGCTTGCTCTGAAGGTAGACACTGACCTCATCAACGCTGCTACTGGCTTTGGCGACGGTACTCGTACTCAGTCTCCTGCTGCTACTGGTGCTAACTGGGTAAACAGCAACAGCTACTACTTTAACGCTGCTACTGGTATTTCTACCTATGCAGTGGATACTGTAGCTACAGGCGACAACTTTACGGATCTTGGATTCCGCGAAGCTATTAAGCTGATGGATGACGCTGACGTACCTATGGATGGACGAGTTCTCGTTATTCCTCCTGCGTCACGTAAGTCAATCATGGGCATTGAGCGCTACGTGTCTTCTGATTTCGTAGGTGGTCGTGGTGTTGAGTCAGGACTCATCGGTAACTTGTACGGTGTTGACGTATACGTTTCTAGCAACTGTCCCGTAATTGAGACAGGCGGTGAGAACGGTGCTTCATCTCTTGATACCCGTGGTTGCTTGTTCTTCCACAAAGACGCTCTCGTAATGGCAGAGCAAATGGCTGTACGTTCTCAGACCCAGTACAAGCAAGAGTACCTCTCTACTCTGTACACGGCTGACACTCTGTACGGTGTTGAGACTTACCGTCCCGAAGCAGGATTCATCCTCGCTGTTGCTGACGAGTAAAACTCTAGGGGGTCAGCAATGGCCCCTTTTTCTTTCCTTGTTTGTTTTCTTAGGAGCAGTCTATGCCTATCTTTCGGGGTGATGGTGGTTCAGGTGATGCCTCTACGGATGCGTATGCGTCACAGGTAGCACAGAACGCCCAGACTGCTACTACAAAAGCAAACGAAGCTTCTGCATCGGCTACTGCTGCAGCAACCAGTGCAACCAACGCTGCGGCTAGTGAGTCCAGTGTTGCTACTAACGCAACAAATGCTGCAACCAGTGCATCTAATGCAAGCACTAGCGAAACCAACGCAGCTTCTAGCGCAACAGCGGCTGCATCTAGTGCTACTGCAGCTTCAACCAGCGAAAGTAACGCTGGAACTAGCGAAACTAACGCTGCCTCTAGCGCAACCTCTGCAGCTTCTAGCGCTACAACAGCAACAACAAAAGCGTCAGAAGCAGCTACTAGCGCAACTAACGCAGCAACGTCTGAGTCTAATGCGTCAACTAGCGCAACTGCTTCTGCAACCAGTGCTACTGCTTCAGCTACTAGCGCAACCAACGCAGCAACTAGTGAAACTAACGCTGGGACATCAGCAACTAACGCAGCAACATCAGAAACAAATGCAGCAACTAGTGCAACAACAGCAACTACACAAGCAACAACAGCGACTACACAGGCTACTAACGCAGCCTCTAGTGCTACTGCAGCAGCTTCTAGTGCAACATCAGCAGCCTCTAGTGCTACTACAGCTACGACACAAGCTAGTGCAGCCAGCACCAGTGCTACTAATGCAGCAACCAGTGCGACAACAGCAACAACAAAAGCGTCAGAAGCATCAACGAGCGCTACTAATGCAGCCTCTAGTGCAACAGCGGCAGCCTCTAGTGCTACAGCAGCAGCTACGTCTGCAACAGCCGCAGAAGCCGCTAAGGACGCTATTGACGGACTGTACTTAGGTGCACAAGCAAGTAATCCTACTGTTGATCTTAATGGTGATGCAGTAACAACAGGTGATTGGTACTTTAACACAGGAAATAATACTACTAGAATTTACGATGGTTCTGCTTGGCAGACTATTAATCCAGACCTAGTAGGGGACACGACGCCACAACTAGGTGGTAACTTAGACTTAAACGGATTTGAAATAACAGGAACCATCAACGGGGGAACCTATTAATGGCTACAACGATTAAACTTAAGAACGGCTCAGGAGCACCTACTAATGGTGATCTTGTTCAAGGTGAACCCGCATTTGACTTAACTAACAAACGTCTTTACACAGAAGACTCAGGCGGTACTGTAATTGAGGTTGGGACAAACCCTACTAGTTTGACTACGGGTACATTCACCTCCACAGGCATCGACGATAACGCCACAAGCACTGCGATTACGATTGATAGCTCAGAGAATGTTGGCATCGGCACTGCAAGTCCTAATACCTACGGCCTTGGAATAGGTCGGATAGTAACTTCTTATGTCTCTTCAGGAACCCAGTACGCACTTTTTAGTGCGGTAGGCTCAGGAACAGGCGGCGGTGAAATTGATTTAGGGAACCACACAGTACGTCATGCTGCTGTTGCTTCATTAAATGGCTCAGCTTTAGCTTTTTATACTAATGGAGCTAATAGCGGCTCAGGCGTTTCAGAGCGTATGCGTATAGATAGCTCTGGAAACGTAGGCATTGGTACTACTAACCCAAGCGTTTACGGAAAGACTGCATTAGTCCAGACAACAAACGCAAGCACTGGCGGTTTAGCGATTGTAGATTCTACAGCCGCACAATCAGCAAAACTTTGGTGTGATACCACTAATGCGTACTTGTCGTCTGGTAACACGGGTGCTGATCCACTAATTCTTAATGCTGGCGGCGGCAACGTAGGTATTGGCACTACGAGTCCTCAGTTTCAGCTACATTTAAGTGGCTCTGCTCCCGGTGTTGTAATGAGCGAAACTGCAGCAGCTAAATACTACAGAAACCGCGCCGCTGCCTCTGCATTGACTTGGGACATTCTTAATACGGACTTCTCTTTTAATTCTGAAGCTATGCGTATTGATAGCTCTGGTAATTTGTTGGTGAACTCTACAAGTGCTGGCGCATTGGCTTCTTCAGGTAGGGGGCTTATTGATGTAGATGGCACATCAGATAGCGCGATTGAGCTTAAAGCTGGAGGGTCAACTTACGGCTACCTCTACGCAAGCTCTAGCCAGTTTAGAGTGGCTAACCTCACAGCAAACCCTGTTACGTTTTTTACCAGCAACACAGAGCGTATGCGTATTGATGGCTCAGGTGACGTAGGCATTGGCACTTCATCCATTGATTCTTCTTACAAGCTAAATGTTGAAGGGGCTGTTATTCCTATTTTGGCAAAATCTAGTAGCACGTCAACGTCACCTAGGTATGCTTGTGTGGCGACTGCTAGGCCGTCGAATGTTGTAGGCAGTGGGTCTGGATACGGGATGAACATGAATAATTCGTCCGGTAACATGACTGAGTATGGATACATTGGTGGGCTGATTGAAAGTAATACGGCAGGCTCTCAAAGTGGGGCTTTAGTTTTTGCCCCAACCAGTTCCGGTACTAGAACAGAGCGTATGCGGATTAATAGCTCTGGTAACGTAGGTATTGGCACTGCGAGTCCTACAAGTTCTTCTGGTTGGGCTAAGTTTATAAACATAGGAGGAACAGACACTAACGCTCTTATTCTTGATGGTACAGAGTCTCAACAAGCCGCAGTTGGTGCAGTAGACGGCCTTTATCTTGATTGTGTAGGCTCCAGTACTGCCAGTAAAAACAAAATTATATTTAGGACGCAATCAGCAAACAGTAACTACAACGGCTCAGAGCGTATGCGTATTGATAGCTCTGGTAACGTGCTGGTTGGAGTAACCTCTACAATCTCAGCAGGCGATGAAGGCATACAGCTTGGTTCAAACGGGATGATTACCACGGCAAGAAACCAAACTTCAACCCAAACTCACATGGCTTTTGTTAATCCCAATGGCACGGTAGGTTCAATAACTACGCTGAACAACGCAACTTCCTTTACACCATCATCAGACGTTCGTTTTAAAGAAAACATTAGAGATTACGATAACGCGCTTGCTGATGTAATGAAGCTAAAGCCTCGCAAGTATTCATGGAAAGCTGATGGAACAGAAGACAACGGATTTATTGCTCAAGAACTGTTAGAGACTCCGGAATTTGCTAATCGTGCGATGCCTATGGAAGAAGGCGACGATCCAAAGTACGGCGTTGACTACATGAAGTTTGTAGCGGTTTTGACAGGAGCCATCCAAGAGCAACAAATAATGATTGAACAACTCAAAGCCGAAGTAGCGGCACTAAAAGGAGAATAAACAATGGCACACATATGGACTGTATCAGCAATGGACTACGCCGTATCACAAGACGGACACACTAACGTAGTCAACACCGTACACTGGAGTTGCTCAAAGACTGTCGGAGAAAACTCTGGCTCATCCTACGGCACTGTAGGGCTTGAGGCTCCGGGTGAGTCGTTTGTTGCATGGGACGATATCACTGAAGCTACGGCTGTTGGCTGGGCTAAGGCGGCTTTGGGTGACGATGAAGTAGCCGCTGTTGAAGCCGCTATTGACGCACAGATTGCTGAACTTGCTACACCTGCAAATGGCACTGGCGTTTCTTGGTAAGCTAATGAATGGATCCTCTTTCTTTAATTGCTATGGCGTCTACAACCTTCAAAGGTGTACAGACGCTTGTAAACAGAGGTGCTGAGATTGAGCACGTTGCTCAGAAGTTAGGGCAGTGGTATAGCTTTGCGTCTGACATAAAACAAGCAGAAAAAGAAGCTGAGAATCCCGGTGTATTTAAAAAGTTATTTGATGGTAACACCGTAGAGCAACAAGCACTCAACAGCGTCATAGCTAAGAAAAAGCTAGAGGAGCAAGAGAAACAGATACGAGAACTTATTGTGTGGTCTTATGGTGTCGAGACTTATCAAGAAATGATAATGCTGAGGCGTAAGATTAAAGCACAAAGAGAAGAAGTTATCTACAAGCAACGCAAGAGACAACGTATGCTACTAGACACTTTTCTTGTATCTATAGCCGCTGTCGTAACAGCCAGTATTATTTACGGCACGACAGTAATTATCAAAGGTGCATAAGGATGGCAGATCAAGGTATGAAAGAGGTAATGGATACAGTTTCTGTAGCAACTGGTGTTGGTGCCTTGGCTGGCGTACTGCCTTCCTTAGCTGCGTTGTTGACACTCGTGTGGACAGGTATACGCATCTGGGAAACAGATACGGTGCAAGGCTGGCGTAACAGAGGTAAGTCGTAAGTGTGGCAAGCCCTGATTAGTCCTATTGCTGGACTTGCTAAGACTTGGATGAGCAATCGTCACGAGCAGTCACAAGCAAAACACGTAGCTAAGATGCAAGTAATACAGAACACAGCATCTTGGGAACAGCACATGGCACAGGCTAGTGCATCCTCGTGGAAAGACGAGTGGTTCACAGTAGTCCTGAGTGCACCTGTGATAGCTATTATGTGGGGCGTAGGTATGAACGATCTTGATATCATTGGTCGCGTAGGCATTGCCTTTTGCAGAACTAGGGAAGCTACCTGAGTGGTATCAATATCTTTTGTACGTTGCAGTCACAGCCAGCTTTGGCATACGTGGTGCTGACAAGCTGATGCAGCTAAAGGGTGGTAAGTAGCCGTGGTTAAGATAAAAATAAATCCAAGTAGTCCAGACTTTGATTTCTGGGATTTTGTCCAGCAGTACCTTGCTGCCGGTTTTAATCCACTTGGTCCTCAAGGATCATCTAATCCAGAGTTCAGGACACTAGAGGCATACCTTAGACAGCTTTTTGGTGATCTTCCAGAAGGTGCTGTTGATTGGGCTTCTTCTGATTTAAATGGTGATGGAGTAAACGAGCTTTACGCTGTTGATGCTGACGGTAATGCACATACTGTTTACGGCTATGACAGCGATGGAAACACAGAGTCTTCAGAGTTTAATCAGTGGCAGTACAATAGTTTTTTGAATGACATAGAAAACGTAGAAACAGACGAAGACTTCTTAGATGTTGTCAACAGGTACGAAAGCGCAGGAATACAAAATAACTCTGTTGTTATGTCTCTTGGTGGTATGGCTTCAGGCACGCCTACGCCTTCAGATTTTGAAGCTTTACTAAAAAAAGTATTTGGCGAAAGTGGCGCTACTATTGGTGCTGGTGTTAATATTTCTATAGAAGATATAAAAGATATACTTTCAGGACAAGTTGGCATTGATGATTTTGTAAGCAATATTTTTATTCTTGCAAGAGGAATACTTGATATTTCGTTGCCTGCTTGGATTCCTATTCCTGCTATAATTAAACTACCAACTATCGGAGAAATCTGGGATAAAACTTTTGGTGGGATTATTGAAGATGTACAAGATAGCCAATGTAGCTCAGTTGGTGAATGTGCTGGCGAAGTTGGTGATGCTGTAGTTGGTGCTGTTGGTGACTTTGGAAAAACAGTAGAAGGCAAAGTAACAGACGTTTACTGCAGTACTTTTGGTTGTCCTGATACCGAAGGTCAACCAGATGAAGGTGTTTTACAAAACCCTGAAGAAGGTATACAGCAAGTCTACGATTGGTTAAAAGGTATTTTTGGTGAAGATCCTAAAAACATGCCGCCGTGGATTTGGGGCGTAGTACTAGGAGGTGTCTTTGGTAAAGAAATACTAGGCGGTCTGGAAGACATCTTTGGTGACGATGTAAATGATGACGGTACTATTGGTGTTCCTCCTGTTACTGGAGATGACTTTGATTGTTCTTCTGTTGGTAGAATACAACAAGAAGGAGCAAAAACAGAAACAGAGTGTGGCGGGTGTGCGGAAGGTTACGAACCAAAAAATGGACAATGTGTTGAAGAATTAGACCCTTGCCCCGGACAGCAAATCAGAAACGAAGTGAGCGGTGAGTGTGAAGACCCTGATCCGGGTTTTGTTCCGAACGATCCCTGTAAAACAGAATCTGGAGACAGCGGTACGTACGACAAAGACGGAAACTGTGTTGCTACTTTTTCGCCACCGCCTCCGGTAGACTGTACTCAACCGCAGCCCGGATACACCCCCAGTTTTAATCCTGCGGATAACGCAGCACACTTTGAGTGGGAAGAGGCGTGTGGTGCTACGCACTGTCCTGACGGGTCTGAGAAACCCGCAAGTGGTATTTGCGGTGAGCAGCCTACGTGTGCTAACGGTGCTGTAAATGCTCCTGATTGTAACGACTGTGGAGACAACACTAGCCCTGATATGCACGAAGGTGGTGACTGTAGTAAGCCTCTAACACAGCCACAACCGTGTGCTAACGGTGCTACAATAGAAAGTGACTGTCTAGAGTGTCCTGAAGGTCAAGAGTTTAACGCAGAAAACAAGTGTGTAACTAAGCCGACAACAGGGACACCGCCGGGAGCGCTTGGGTTTGCTCCAGACTGTGATAAACCAAGACCCACAGGAACAGTTACTTTTGACTTGATAGAACAGCAACGTGCTTGGGATCTTGAGTGTGGCGGTGGTGGCGGGAGTTTTAACTGTAACTCTCTAAACAGAAGCACAAACGAAGACGGGTCTTGTGGCGAGTGTTTGCCCGGATATGTCTTTGATGAGAATATGGACAACTGTGTTAAACAGGAGATACCCGTAACAACCACAACGCCTACTACAGAAACTCCTGAATCTGCTAGTGCGTCTGTCGGTGGCGGCGGTGCTGGAGGAGCTTTTAGTCCTTTTATGGCTGGTATTAGTTACACGCCACAGCCCGTACCTGAAGTAATCCAACAGCCATCTGGTATGTTTACAGGCTCGCAACCCAGAAGCAATACTAAAGCAGTTGAGCAGAGTATTGTTAAAACCCTATTACCGGAGTACTTTGCATGACATATTTAAACTTAGTAAACAACGTGCTACGCCGGTTGCGTGAAGACGAGGTATCTAGTATCAATGATAATACTTACAGTAAGATGGTAGGTGACTTTGTAAATGACGCTAAGAAGATGGTAGAGGATGCTTGGGATTGGTCAGCACTTAGGACTACCCTTACGGTAACTACGTCTGCTGATATTTTTAACTACGTACTCACTGGGTCACAAAATAAAATTAAGGTACTAGACGTAATTAACGACACCTCAAACCTTTTTATGCAGTACAACACTCAACACTGGTTTAACGATAAGTACTTGAACCAATCACCACCCAGTGGCTCACCTGAGTACTACACGTACAACGGCGTTGATGCTAGTGGTGACACTCAAGTAGACGTTTACCCTAAGCCTGATGGTGTGTACAGCTTGAGATTTAACTGTACTCTTAGGAACGCTGAGTTGAATGCTGATACAGATGAACTAGTTATACCTAGTCAACCTGTGATACACATGGCGGTAGCTCTGTTAGCTCGTGAGCGTGGCGAGACAGGCGGTACATCAGCACCTGAGTACTTTGGTATTGCTGATAAGTTTTTGTCTGACGCGATTGCTCTGGACGCACAAAAGCATCCTGAAGAAACCATCTGGTACACTCCGTAGGAGCCTGACGTATGGCACAGCCGCTACAAAGTATTAACTTAGTTGCTCCTGCATTTAAAGGAGTCAACACAGAAGATTCTCCGATTGCACAGGATCCTTCTTACGCTGACGTTGCTGACAACGCTGTGATTGACAAGCGTGGACGTATTGCTGCACGTAAGGGTATTGATGTTGTTACTACTAACAAGACTGCACTAGGTACTGACTACGTACACAAGATTCATTACTTCTACGATGATGCGGGTAACGAAGTAGTATTTACTGCTGGTAACAACAAGATTATGACAGGGACAACTACGTTAACTGACGTAACTCCCGGCTCATACACTATCACAGCTAACAACTGGAAGATTGTAAACTTTAACGACAAGGCTTACTTTTTCCAACGTGGTTACGATCCTCTAGTGTACGACAACGCTACGGGATTACGTACGTTTACTGTGGCTAACGGCGGTGCTACAGCAGCAACTTTAAAGTGCCACGAGGCTTTGGCAGCTTACGGACGCCTGTGGGTTGTGGATAACGCAACAGACACACAAACAATTTACTGGTCTGATCTCTTGATTGGAGCAGACTTTACTGGTGGTTCCAGTGGTTCTATAGATGTATCTAAGGCTTGGCCTGACGGGTACGATGAAGTTAGGGCGTTGGCAGCACACAACAACACTCTGATTATCTTTGGCAAGCACAGCATACTTGTGTACGGAGGAGCTTCTAGTCCAGCTAGTATGGCTCTGGTTGACACGGTAGCTGGTGTTGGGTGCATCTGTAGAAACTCTGTCCAGCACATTGGCACAGATGTTTTGTTTATGTCTAACACAGGACTCAGGAGCTTAGGACGTACTATACAAGAGAAGTCGTTGCCTATATCTGACCTAAGCCTGAATGTAAAGACTGAGATTATTAGTTTGATTAACAACAGGACGTTACCTACGGCGTCTGTCTACAGTCCTGAAAATTCTTTTTACATCATTACGTTCCCAGATCAACTCACAGCGTACTGCTTTGATCTGAAGGGTAGACTTGAGAACGGAGCGTACAGAGTTACACGGTGGACTTCTATTCCACACAAGTCATTTGAAGTTACAACTGATGGTACGTTGTACATAGGAACGTCTGATGGACTAGGGACGTACTCAAGTTACTCTGACAACACAACAGCATATCGTTTTAGGTACTACAGTCCGGGTCTGACGTTTGGTGATCCTGCTAAAACAAAGTTGCTAAAGAAACTCAGGCCAACTCTGGTTGGTGCTGCTGGTGCAACAGTGTTTATGAAGTGGGCTTATGATCTAGCTACGGACTTTAGAACTTACGAGTTTACTGTAGGCAACCAAGTACCTGCGTACTTCGGTGTTGATGAGTTTGCTATCGGTGAGTTTACTGGTGGTGAGCTTACGACTAGAAACGCTGTTCAAGCAACAGGTAACGGAAGTATTATTACGATAGGACTAGAAGCTGACATTAACGGGTCTGCTTTATCCCTCCAAGAAATTAACGTATTAGCACTAATGGGTAAAACAGTATGAGCGACTATACAAAGACAACAAACTTTACTGCTAAGGACAGTTTACCTTCTGGGGATAGTGGTAAAGTTATTCGTGGTAGCGAGTTTGACACTGAGTTCACCGCTATATCTACAGCGATTGCAACTAAGGCTAACTTAGCTTCTCCTACGTTCACAGGCACTGTAACAATACCCGCGTTGACGTTTACGGGAACTCTGTCTACAGGCACGATTGACGGAGGAACTTACTGATGTCAGACGCACTAAACAGCTTATTAGGGCTCTTAGGAATAGGAGCCGCAACTGGCGCAGGCGGTGCGCTAACTAAGTCTGCTTACGATAGACTACAGAGAATAGGCGAGCAAGCCGTAGTAGGAACTACTGTAACAGATCCCGCAACAGGACAAGCGGTTGTTGTACCCGGATCTTCTCAGTTAGCACAGCAGGCTGTTGAGATGTCTCAGTTCCAACCGTTTACTGTGACATCTACTACGGGTAGTCAGTTTGGGGTACGTCCTCCCACCATTGACCCTGAAACCGGTTTAGCAACCGGAGACACTGACGTTACTATGGACTTGTCGATACAAGAACAGTTTATCCAAGACATGCTACAAGGGCAAGCAGAAACTGCCTTGTTTACTGGCCCATACGGTGAAGCACAAAGACAACAGGCAGCACAGCAAGCGTTTGGCTTAGGTGGTCAGTTTATGGGCGCTGCTGGCACACAACCGGCAGACCTTAATCTTTTGCGTGGGCAGTTTGCAGGACAAGTAGGAGGCATGTTAGGACAACAACCTAGTCCAGCTATAGGTCAGTTTGGACAACAAGCATTAGGCATGGGTGCTGCTGGCTTAGGTACACAGGCTCCGTCTGATATTGAAGCTCTCAGAAGCCAGTACGCAGGTCTTGCAGGACAAGCCGCCCAAGGTGTACTAGCACCCCAAGCAGGACGAGAAGCTGACGTATTTGAGCGTATAAGGGCTACACAGCGTCCTGAAGAAGAGCGACAGCGGTTACAGTTGGAAGAGCGTTTGGCTCAACAGGGACGCTTAGGTGTGCGTACGGCGATGTTTGGTGGTACGCCAGAACAGCTTGCGATGTCTAAGGCACAAGAAGAGGCACAAGATAGAGCCTCACTAGCGGCTATGCAGCAAGCACAGGCAGAGCGTCAGCAAGCTCTAGGCACAGCACAGACTTTAGGTGGTATGTTTGGTCAACAGGCAGGACTCTCTAGTCAGCTTCAGTCAGCAGCACAACAGCGTGCAGCACAGTTGTCACAGCTTGGACTCAGCGCACAACAGATTGAATCTCAGTTGCAGTCTGAAGGTCTAGGTAGAGCAGCTACATCTGCACAACAGGCTGGTCAGTTGGCACAGCTTGCTGGTGGTCTACAGGCTCAACAGGCTGGTCTTGGTGCACAGTTTGCTGGACTGGGTAGTCAGTTGTCTATGCAAGATATGGCTGCACAACAAGCACAACAACAGCTTGCCTTGGGTGCACTCACAGGATCGTACGCGCCTCAGAATCAACTACTGGCTGCACAACAGGCTGCACAGCTTTTCCCGCAGTTGCAACAGCGTGGTCAGTTGTTTGGCGCTGGTCAGTTTGGTGAGACATCTATGGCAGGTCTTGAGGCTAGATTGGTTGCAGAACAAGCTGCTGCTAACCTCTTGGGTGGCATAGGATCAGGATTACTTGGTGGTCTGTTTAGTCCCATAGCTACACAAGGTGGCGGCGTAGGTTCACTGTTTGGTGGCGTACTAGAAGGCCTTGGTGGTCTTTTTGGCGGCAGCGATGACGATAGTGGTGGCTCAGGTGGTGGTGGTGGCGTTGGAACTGGCGCGTCTTAAAGGAGAAATTTAATCATGGCTAGATTTTCACAACAGATGCTGGCGGGTCTTTTGAATCCAGCGTACCAGCAAGAGTTAACCAGTGCTGCTCGTGGTCTTGGGCAGACGCCTGCTATTATGGGTTTGCAACGAGAAGAAAAAGAAAAAAAGCAAAAGCTGGCTGAAATATATAGTACTGCGATGACGCCGGGTACTACTTCTGTTCAACTGTTTCAAACAGCGCAACAACTGATGACTCAAGGCAACACTGAAGAGGCTTTGGCTTTATTAGCGCAGGCTAGAGAATTACAGGAAACAGAAAAAGCAGCAGAAAAGGAAACAAAACAAACCAAACAAGAAGCTATTAAAGAGGGTGTTTTGTCTGCTGCGTACCAAGCTGGCTTAGAAGGAAAACCTTTTGAAATGCTTAGAGGTGAATTATCTACTTTTACTTCTGTTCCTGTTGGTGGAAAAGCTTCTGATTTTATTGACCAGTATCAAGCTGGCGTTGATTTGGCAAAAGGAGAAAAGCCTGAAATCATTCAAGGAACACCGGGTTCCCAGTTTTTTACACGAGATGAATACGGAAACCTAGTTTTACAAAAGACTGTTCCTTTTAAGCGGGCTGATGAAACTGCTAGTAAAGGAATCAAGACAGTAACTCGTGAAGACGGTTCAGTTACTATACTAGATGCTGACGACGGGTCTGTGATTAGTACGCTGGATGCTCCCGGTAAGGGCGAGGGAGACAGAGACGCTTCCTTGAACCTCATCGCGCAGACCACCGGTTTCATCCAAGAAGTAGATAAACTGATGGACCCCAGCTTTACGGAAACAGGATTCATTGGCGGTGTAACTGCGGCAGTTCCGGGCACTCCTGCATACGACAGAGAAAAAGAACTACTGTCTATCAGAGCTAGACTTGGCTTTGACCAGATCAACGAGATGAAGCGTTTGGCGGCTGAATCAGGAGCCTCCGGTACTGGTTTAGGACAAATTTCTAACATTGAATTTATGTCACTACAGTCTACCATTGACGCTATCTACGTAGGTATGTCAGGAGAAGCGCAGAACGAGGCACTAGCTAACATCAAAAAGCATCTCCTAAACGTACAGAAGCTGGCCTCCGGTGTTGCTCCTGCTGACGCTATTGAGTGGGAAAGGCCTGAGTACAAAGCTGTGGGATACCACAAAGATCCTGACACTGGTAACGTCTACTACGCGCCTGATGGAAGAAATGGTAAAAGGTACAAGCTGGTTGACGGCAAGTTTCAACAACTAGGTCGCGTACCGACGACTCCTTTAGGAAATACACCAGTAAACTGAGGAATAGTTTATGTCTCTTGCAGAAGATATGGAAGCATTTGACAGAGCCTTTGGTGAACCAGCAAAAGGTAAACCACTGGTGTCTGAAAAGCAGAAAAAAGAGATGCTTATAGACGATGAGTCAGCCTTTGACAGAGCGTTTGAAGCTGACTCAGTGGACGTAGATAACTCTGATGTAGAGACAAAGGAAGCGTCCCTGTGGAACAGATTTTTCTCTGAGCCTTACAAAAGAGGTATTGAGCGCCAAGCACAGACTATGCAGAGATTAGGCCAAAGTCAACAAGCAGGAACTATGGCAGGTATTACTGCGGCTATGAGCGACCCTGCAGTTCTTGAGGAGCAGTACAGGCAGTCTACTAATCTACCTTCTGTTCTGCTTCAGACAATCACTACGCCTCTTAGGATGGTCTTTGACTCTGGATCAGAGATGGTTATGTTTGGTGCTGAAAAAGGCGTAGGGATGCTTCCTGAAGGACTCAAAGAGGGAGCAGCAGAGCAGTTTCAGGCGCTGATGCAGACTAAAGGTGGTCAACTGGCTTGGGCCGCTGCCGGTGAAGGTATGGAAGCGTGGGAAGAGTTTCAAGACTCTTACCCTAACGAAGCTGCTAATCTCGTTGCTATAATGGACTTAGGTTTTACTAAGGGTAGTGGACCGCTAGTAAAACAACCTACTAAGTTTATGAAGATGGAACGTGTAGGTATGCGTAACGAAGTTAAACCTCTGGCTGGTGGTGACGCAGACGTATACCAAGTTTTGTTTGAGGGTAAAAAGAAAACACCTGAACAAGTAAGACTGACAGAAGACCCTAAAGGAATACTAGGGACGCAGGAACAGCTTGCGTCTGCAGAGCAGCTTGAGCTTATAGACATGGCTAAATCTGCTGGCGTGTCTGGAAATAAAACCCTACAGGAAAACCATAACGCTTTTCAAAGCCATTACGATAAATTAGAAGACAGCCTGATGAAAATGCTGGCTAAAAACGAAAAGAAAATTAATTGGGCGCAGCTTGACAATAATTTACGTGTTAATTTAAAACAGCAGTTTGATGAAATGCAGCAAGGACCAAACAGCAAACTAATGTCTAATAACGCAGCTAGGAAAGAGGTAGCTGGGTTGTATCAAATGGCTTTGTCTATAATAGATGAGCAAGGAGGAACGCTACAGGGTTTTAGAGTATCTAGGAGTATGTTTGATAGTAAAGCAGACAAAATGGGCTACGACCTATCTGGGGACTCACTGACAACCAAGAACCTATCTGCTATGGCTGTACGTAAAGCAGTAAACCAGACCGTGTTTGACGTTGTTCCTGAGGCAGAAACTATCTTTAGTAAAATGTCTAAAATTATACCGACGATAGGTGATCTAAATGTTAAGGCAGCAACAGAAGCAAAAACTAGATTTGGTAGATTTATCGGAGAGCTTGGTTTAAATGAGTACGCAGGAAGTAGTGCACTGTCTAAAGTACACAACGCTATTTGGGTGTTAGGCGGCACTGCTGTTGTTGGTCCGTATGCTTATATTAAGAATAAACTTAGGAGTCCCGGACCTGCAAAGGTAAGAGCTAAAGTTGCTTACATTAAGCGTGACATGTTTGATGAAATCAGAAAAGCAATAAAGGCTACTCAAGACCCAGTGAAGCGTGGTATGCTACAGCGGGACAGCAAAGAGATTTACACTTATCTAAACGCTGTGTTTAAGCAAGTTGAGTCGGAGCTAGAGCAGGAAGAAAATGAATGAAGTGGATAGAGAGGTTTTTAAATAACTACACCAAGTCATTTGAGGCAGAGTCAGAAGCGTATCAATCTGGATTTAGCGCACTTGTGGAATCTTATGATGCAATGTCTGAAGCAGAGCTGCGTCCCGTACGTTCCGCTATAGGAGCCAGTGCTGAAGAGTTTGTAGCAGAAGACGTTGTTATACCTAGAGCAAGTGTTCTTGGCATGAACATGAGTAACCCACAGGAAGATATGCCAAATCAACGCATACCTAAAGAGTTATTTAACACGTTGGGTGATGCTTTGTTTGCTCCTTCAAACGCCGGTGTCGGTTTAGTAGCTAAAGGTGTAAGTGGCGTGAGAAAAGCAGGACAAGCCGCAGTAGATTATTTTGGGGCAGACGCTGGAAAAGGCGGTCCTATAGCAGGCATAGCTAATTATATTGATAACTTTTATGGGTCTACGCCTCCTGATCCGTCTAAGCCTATTAGGTCAGCAATAGGAACAGGAACTGACAAAGCAATATCCGCAGTGTCTGGTATTGATGCTGACAAAGCTAGAACAGCTAGACAAAAAATAACAGGTATGTTTAAGTGGGGTCTTAAATCTGCTGTTGATGGCGTAGAGTACCTGTTAGATCCTCAATCAAGAGCACTGTACAAAGAAATGGGCATTACGCCGGGATCACAGAGACACACAGCAAGGGCTTTAGCTGATAACGCAATACACAAAGCAACAGCACAGGTTCAGTACACATCACACATAGGTAGACAGGCGGGTAGAGACGGGCCTATAGCACAGCAAGTACAAACAATAATGGACAAATCAGGCGTCACAGATTACTTTGCCTATACGAACGGGTCTTACGCAGCCGCGATTAAAGAAGGTAAACTATATCCAAAAAGTGGTGGACGTAAATCCAGCATGGGTGCTGACGACTTAAAATATATTGAGGACCATTTTGGGAATGTGTGGAAAACACCGGACGCTAAAGGAAACAGTGTATCTTTTAAAGATGATGAGGGAACTATACTTCTGATAAAAGCGCCCGGAATAGGCACACAAACAGGAGATCACTATAACGACATAATTCAAGCTGGAGGCTACGTAGGGGACTTGTATAAGGCTTTTACAAAATACGATGGTAAACCATCTTTAGAACAGCTTTGGACAGATCTAAAAAAAGCATCTGATAAAAACGCAGAGTTTAACGCGCTACCCAAAAGCGAAAGAAACGGAAAAACTAGGTGGGTGCTAAAAGGCGATAGTAGCACATTAAAAGGTGCTAAAGAAAACGGGATATGGCTAACAGACTCAAAATCAGGCAGGGCGTACACTGAAGGCGGTATTAACTTTTTAGTTAAGGTGCAGCCTAACGGTAATATATTTGCTGTAATGTCAGACGAGCATAATTTTTTAGAGAACATACCAGCAAAGTTAGATGATGTAGTTAGATCGGTCACTGGTCGGGAGGAAGGCGCTAGTTTAATTTCTCAGTTTTCTGAAGTTTTACCACACAGGCTTGTAGCTGTTACTCCACCTATGCAGGCTAACATATTTAATTTAAGGAAGCAGCTTGGTACAGAAGGCCCACAGATAAAAAACGTAACAACAGGAGAAGGTGCTGTGCGTAAAGAGGATCTTCAAGCGTTTATTGACGCTAGGCCAAGCGAAAGAGGTATGCTTTTAGAGCAACAAAGGAATAGAGCCGGTGCAGAAATATTAGGCGGTACTGGGTTATTAACAGTAGGAGGAAGCCGTGAAGAACAAAGACAACAAAGATAAGCACACAGTAAGCTACACATCCATTGACTACCACAGTATGTGCCAGAAGTCAAAGGAACGTATCAAGAAGATGCAAGCTGAAGGAATACCTACGCCCCATGACCCTAAAGATAAGCCAGAGGACGTAGGTAAGTCTAACGGTTACTCCATATTCTTCATGTCATAGTTCACAGTTGTTACCTGTACAGGCTAACTGCTGGCTACCCTCAGTCATATCAGAGGCTTCATTAATGTCCCAATCAATCTGGGTCGGAAAGCCCTTCTGTAGTGCCTTGAGGGTGGCCTTGTCCACAGGCTCATAAGGTGCCTGCTGGTACGTGTGGTCTGAGTAAGGTAGAAAAGAGATACCACTGACCTTATCAAACTTGTTGTACAGCCACTGTCCCACCTCCAGAAACTCGTTGTCCCTGTAGTAGCAAGTCATGGACGGCTTGTGCTCACACCAGTAGTCCTGATATATCTCCCACAGATCCAACTGCTCCATAGCACCCATGTCTGAGGCTGTCACAGCGCCCTCAGGAGACGCAATAGGGAAGGAGAATACCCTAGTACTGGGTGACATCGCATCGTCCTCCACAGGCACTCCTGCGGCCTCTAGGACGCTACAAAGTGGATCTCTAGCATCTGCACGTACTCTGCGTATGTATTGTGCACTATAACGAGGATGGATACCACTAGCGCTATCGACCAACTGACTAACAGTGCCGCTAGGCTTGACCGCAGTAATAGCGGTAGAAGCGTTGATACCCAGTTTCTCTGCCCACTGCTTGTTAACTTCAATTGCTTCCTCCCTCATCTCCGTAAGCCACTTCTTCAGCTTGGCCTTGTCTCCTCTACCTGACAGCATTGGATGATCCATGATGCCTGTCAAGGATACACCTAGCAGTGCCTCTTCCTGTGTGTTTAGTTTCCAAATATTTCTGAGATATCGGAAGTTAGTGAGGGTGGCCTGAAGAGTCCCAAGGATAGTTGCAACCCTAACTTTTCGTTTGAGACTTGCGAGTGTATCCTGTGGCCTAACAACAACCTCTGAAAGATTGCAGAACTGGTAGGGTCTGAGGATGATTTCGCTGCATGGATTAGTTCCAAAATCGTAGGTAGCATCTCTACGTTCATTTTTTGCAGCTTGCTTTTGACTTGCCACTCTGCTAAAGACACCTCGTTCGCCAGATTTAGATTCATATAAGCTAGTCCATTCGTTGAGGAAGGCTTCAAAGTCTGGCTTCTCTGTGTAACACGCTGAGTTATTCGCCAGACCACGCTGGGGTTCATCTATGTACCACTGTCCATGCTTGCATCTCCGGAGCCTGTCGTCCGTTAGGTTGGACAGTGAGATCAGGGCGCTTCTCCTGACTCCTCCGACGACGACGATTTGAGCAATCTTGCAGCAAAGATCGTGGCATTCAATGGAGCTAAGTTTTCGTCCAGATGCTGTCTTAAAGAGTTCAACTGTAAACTTGAAGAGATCAACGAGAGGTTCTGGACCACTTGCACGACCTCCGAAAGTCTTGAGTGCGGCACCTGCAGGTCGTACTCTACTAATGTCCCATTGTGGGACTTGACCTGTATACAGCAGTGATACCAGTTCCCTAAACGATTTCGCCCATCCGATCTTTGAATCCGCAACATTAATAACTGTATCGGTTGCATGAAACTCCTCCGCAACTTCCGGTAACTTCTGTATGTACTGACGCTCGACACTGAAGCCCACGCCTGTGCCACACAGGAGCACGTACATGAGTTCGTCAAACGCCTTAGGGTGGTCTATGGGTAGGTAGCTACAGTTAAACCCTGCTACGTTGTCACGCTCCAGTGCGTCTCCTGCAGTCATCAGCGCCCTCATGCTGGGCATTACGTCTAGGTCATGGACTGCCTTGAATATCTCTGATACGTCAAAGTCGTTGAGGTGTCCACGGTCTACCCAAAAGTTGATGTACCTGTTTACTGTTTCTTCCCAAGTCTCCCGGCGTTGCTCCTCTGGCAAGTACCTAGCGTACCGTGACTTGTGTATGTACTGTTGATATGCGTCCATCTATTCTGTTACTCCTAGCGTTTCGTTAATGATTGCTTGTGCTGCTAACTGTAGTAGCATGTACACCCCATCAGGGTACTGTTCGTTGGACGCTACTTCAAACATCTGACCGTCCTCGTACATTACCACTACCACCTTAGGTTTGTTACCTTCAGTCTCCTGTATCTGAGCCTTAGCTGCAAACGCAGTCAGAAACTCAGCCGTTGTTATCTCCTTTTCTTCTGTCTTTGTCCCAAACTTACCTTCTATGATCTTCACAAGGCAACCTCCTTGATTAACCACTCTAGGTAGACACGAGCCTTCCGTAGATCCTCTACGCCGTTCTTGTACTCGTAACGCCATAGGTACTTCAGACAGTTACCCTTGAGATATCCCTTGTACTCTTGTGGGTGCATAGACGCCTTGATTGCTTCAATGGCCTCAATAGCTCCCTTGTTGTAGTGATCTGGTTGTGCCACAGGATCGTGCTTGTCCTGAGGGTGGTACAGTTTTCCTGTGAATGTCTTAGACATCCTGTCCCACTCCTCTGTAGTAATGTCGTCTATGGACCTGCTTTCCTGACAGTTCTTACGTAGCTTCTCACAGTCGTCTTCAGTCATGTTCCATTCATTCGGCATATTCTTCCTCTAGCTCCTCTTGAAATTCGTCGAGTTTGCGTATGAGTTTATCCTCAAATCTATCCAGTAGTTCCTCAGAAGAGATTTGTAGTGCTTCCAGAAGATCGTCAGGGTCGTACAACCGCAACAGACGCTCCTTAATTTCTTCTAGTGTCAGAGACATAATCAACCAACTCCTTAAGTGTATCTATATTATACCATAGAATATTGTGTTTGTCACACCATTCAGCCATAGTAAGTTTGGTACTTTTACTCACTTTCTGATTAGGTTTCATCAGTACAAAGATGAGTTCTTGTGCCTCTGGGAGACACTTAGAGATCGAACGATACTTCTGCGTGTCTCCTGCACGAAAGTATCCTTTGCACTCAATGAGGTACGTCCGTCCTCTGTACTCGTACACAAAGTCTGGTGTGTACTTTCGTTCAATCCTGTACGGGACTTGGAACGGTTCGTAACTAAAACCAAATGGTTGTAACTGCTTTGCAACATCTTCTTCAAACCCCGATCTAAAGTTACTGTGCTTGGATTTCCGTGACCTTCGGCTCATTGAACACCTCTGTTAAATATCTTGGACCACTTGAGTACAGGAATGTTCTTACTTCGGGCCAGCATGTAAACTTGTAGGGACAGTAAGAACAACCAACGGCGAGCTTTTGATTTCCACTTTTGCCGTCTGGTACGGTCTCGTGACAAACCTGAGGCCACTCTGGTTGCTCTACGAGCTTTTTTATGTGCTCTATGCGCTCCTCTATGTCGTAGCTTATCTTGTCGTACACCGGAGCCTGCGTATCTGCAGAGTCGTACATGAGGTACGTTAGGTGTCCGTTCTGTTTGTCCATCGCTAACCAACCAAACGATGTTTCACCTTCGGCGTGTGCGTACCCTTTAATTTGAGCAACGTACCCAAACGGGTCATCATAAGCCAAACTTCCGTCTTTGAATTTTTTAAACCCAAAAGTGGAAGTGCTTTTAACATCAGTGACAACACCATCAATTTTGCAGTCCATATGACCGATAATGCCCGAAACTTCACACTGTTTTTGTTCATCAGTCACCTCGTGTCCTGATATTTTGGTTAAGAATAAAAGCATCTCTTCAATCAGATGCCCGTACATAAACTTGACATGCGTGTTAGGTGTCATCTCCTCTTGCACATCAGAGTTATTCACCACGTTCCAAAGATACCTGTCGTCGCGCCCGATGTTAGACATTCGTAGCTTGCGCCCGTCACGTTGCTCTGTGAACAGCTTGGTCATCAGGCGTTTGCAGCCTTCTCCAAAGTTTTCTATCTCTTCGTAGAGGTCTACATCCTCTGGCACTTCCTTGGAAGCAACCACGGCGTAGATGTCGTCTACCAGTGAATAAATACTTTTCATTTATGTTGCTCCATTAGTTCAGAGATAGAGTCTCTGGCTTGCTCTGGTGTGCAATTGAACCACTCACCCTTACGACCATACGTTTTCTCTAGCAGACTGTGTGCCTCTGACTCAGCAGATCGTCGGTCAGCCACAGGCCAGTTAGTGAACAGCGAGTAATCTCTGAACGGTGACGACGTTTGGTATCCGTTGAGTCTGTCCTCTGAGTCCACAGCCATGCCTACCTTGACCCACTCAGGGAAGTTAGGGTTGGTTATGATGTACACCTGTCCCTCACGACTCAGTTCGTACTTCGCTAGGCTGTCAAAAGCTGCGTCAGTAAACGTCTTGTAGCGTCCGGGTTTGTGTAGCGGGTGAGCCTTAGATATGTACTTCCCGTTTACAAACATTTTAGTCTGGTCACGCTTCCAAACAGACTCAGGATTGTCTTTGTAGTACTTACCCTCACCTCTTTTGTAATTCATTGCTATCTCCATCAGTGTGTCTCCGACCACGTTTGTCCGACCTTGTATTCTCCGTCGAGAGGACACCTGAGGTCAAATGAAAGACCAGCCGCCTTGATGCACTCGACTGCAAGCCACCCGTACTTCTCTGCTTGTTCTGTAACCACCTCCGATTGTATCTCGTCATGCACGTTCCCTATGAATTTGTAGTCAATCTTGTGTTGCGTTGCGTAGTGATCTAAGTGTACGAGAGCCTTCTTCATAACGATAGCACCTGCTGCCTGTAGTAAGGTATTCAGTGCACTATGTTCTGACCTGACCCAGAGTTTTCGTCCGTCGAGCCCAACGAGGTGACCTTTCCTAGACGCTTCTCCAACTCGTTCTCGTAGAGCTTCAAGAGAAGGTGTGTTTCGTAGAAAGCGCCTCCTAAGTTTACTGCCATCTCCTGCAGTTCCTCCGACGATGCTTCCAATCTTTGCGTCTCCCGCTCCGTAGAGGAAAGCATAGATGAAAGTCTTTGCCTGAGGTCTAGTTGCAAGTCCTGCAGCAACTTGATTTCTGGTGTGAATGTCTTCTCTAAGTAGGACATTAGTAAACTCCTCGTCTCCCATGTAGTGAGCCAACATACGTAGCTCTAGTCCACTAGCGTCAACACCCACTAGCCTGCGTCCCTCTGGTACTATCCAGCAGTCACGGCACTCCTTGCCAAACTGTGAGTTAACTGAAGGAACCTGTGCCATGTTTGGGGTCTGGTGCGTCATTCGTCCGGTAACTGCACCGTTTGTTGTAACCCTGCCGTGTACCCTGCCGTCGTCCTTAACGTGCTCTATCCAAGAGGAGACTTGAGCGTAGCGCTTCTGTAACAACAGGTACTCTAAGACCTGCACAGCCTCCGGTATATGTTTGTTCTCCTCAAGTGTCTTCTCGTCCACCTGCGGCCTTCCGGACGGCGTGAGTTCCGACCATATCGCACCCTTAGCTTCAAGTCGTTCAGCCACTTGTTGACGCGAACCGGGATTGAAGACCGTAACCTTATCCTTAAGGCGCTTGCCTGTCTTCTCAGACCACCTTTCCTCAACAATAGGTGGGAACACCCTCTGGAGTTCTTCCTCAATAGCATACATACTCTCCTTGAACCTAGCGCACAGCGTGTGGCACAAGCGTTGATCTAGTAGCCACCCGTTGTTCACCTGTCCCTGTATGATCCACTGCACCTCGTGCTCTAGGTCTTGTGACGCCCTTGAGAAACCGTCTAGTTCCACACGTAGTCTCTTGTACACCGCCTCAGTCAACTCTACGTCACGTATGCAGTAGTCGATCATGGCAGGAGTCAACCTAGTCCAATCCTCGTAGTCTCCCTTGGCGTAGCCTAAGATGTTTCCCCAGTTACGTAGAGAGTGTCCACCAGACCTACTAGGGTCAGCAAGCCTAGAGAGGACTAGAGTGTCAGTGACCATGCTCCTGTCAAAAGTAAAGTTCCAAAGACGCTCAACCACAGGAACATCAAAGCCAATTCCGTTGTGGAATATAAAGTTAACCGGCGCTTTGCGAGCCACGTAATCCTTGAAATCTTGCTCATTGCATATTACCTCACTTTCTCCGTTGTGTAGACAGACAGCACACCAGATTACACTGGGGTCTAGTCCGTCAGTTTCTATGTCACAGTAGACGATGTTCAAAACTCAGTCTCCGGTGGCGTAGGGTTAGCACACTCGTGGATACGTCCGGTAAACTTGTCGTACCGTAGCCAACATGCGGGTCCAGTTTCACCGGAGTACCGGTTCTTCAGTATACGCACAGTGGTTGTATTACGTGTGTCTTCGTCTTCGTGTTGCTGGTTACGTTCCATGCCTATGACAATATCGGATAGCTGTGCGATGGACTGAGATCCACGCAAGTCCTGTAGACTGATGCGTCCACCGTCCTCGTGTGCTGTACCAGAGCTACGACGTAGGTGCGACACTAGGAACAAAGTGATTCCTGTCTCTGCCACCAGTGTGCGTAGCTTGGTCATGATCTCATCTATAGCTTTCCGTTCGTCCCCGTTCTCTTGAGAAGAAACCACGATGGACAAGTGGTCAAGGATGATATAGCGGCAGTCACAGGCCTTTGCCATGTGCCGTACTCTTGAAAGAAGCTCGTCGGCAGACGTTGATCCCCAGTGGTCAAACAGGTAGTAACGTCCAGAGCCCATCGTTGCTTCCCAGTGAGGTCTAAGGTCATCAACAGGCGTGTCTTCCTCCAAGTGCAATCGCCTAGATGCTGCCACCGACATAATTCCCAGAGATGTTGTTGCGACATCCTCCTCCAGTGCAAGTACACCGATGTTGGCGTCTGTTCTCTGGAGCAGATCGTACTCAAGTTCTCTGATAAACTGGGACTTTCCCATACCACTACCGCTGGTGATAGTGACCAGTTCGTATGGTCTGTGGCCTCTCGTGATTTCATTTAGTCCATCCCACGGGTACGGTATACTCTGTACCTGTCGCTTGTTTACTAACGCTTCCCATGTGTCAGCACCAGCGATAATACCGTCTGGCCTGTACACCTTTGCGTCCCACCAAGACTGTGTAAACTCCTGCACTCTGTTAGCCATGAGCATTTCACTGGCGTCCTTCAGAGGTAGGTTGCATATCTTCAGCTTGTTAGGGCTAAACAGATCCTTAATCTGTTCTACTGCTAACTCTCCTGCCTTGTCTTGGTCAAAGCAGATGACCACGTTGTCGTACCCTTCAAGCCACTCTAGCTGTGACTTAATCTCCTTTGATGCGCTAGACGCACCAGACCTGAGGGACACTACGTCGTACTTCTGTCCGAACATCTCGTAGACAGCCATAGCGTCCAGTTCACCTTCAGTGATCGTGACGTACTTACCTCTGCCACGGCACTGCTTCTGACCAAATAGACCTGCGTTAGTCATCGTACCTGACGACAGGAAGTCTTTGGTCTTGACTACACGAGACTTAGCGGCGATTAGCTCACCAGTATCTACGTCGTAGTACGGGTAGTAGTGCCTAGCTATCTTACCGTTAGCGTCGTACTCCACCGTGACCTGATAGTGCCTAGTGGTCTTGGCAGACAAACGCCTGTCGGTAATCTCAGCTACCACACCGCCCATGTGTAGGTTACTAGGTGTTGACACTTCCGTTTCATCTCCTGTTTCACCGTTTACGTGATAGTCACAGCCGGTAGAAAAACAGTGGCGACCACCGTTAGAGTAGACCGCCACATTGTTCCTACTACCGCACTTGGGACATTCCTCGTGGTGTAGGAATTTAGACTCCATCAGAAATCAACAGCTTCTTCTGACACCTCTGCTAACTCCAGTACCTTGACAGCTTCCAGATACACCGGAGTACCGTGTACTGGGTGTGCTGGGCCTGTCTTGTACTTCAGACGCACACGAGAGTTGTACGGTACTTCACCCTCGTAACGATCACCTTCAGCAGTGTACATACCGATGTCGTACTTGGACTTAAACTTTCGTTGCTTGTTGCCTTCGTACTCTTTGATCTTTACACCCTGTGCAGACAGTGTAGCCGCATCGTCCTCTGACATGGTGATGGTCAGACTGAACGTGCCAGTGTCCTGCCCGTTGTATACGTCGTGTTTGGTGACGTTTGAGAAGTTCACCGTTCCTTCAATTACTTGACTTGACATATGAGATAATCCTCGTTGTTGAAAAAGAGTTCCCAGAGGAACACCTATAGTATCTCACGTTCAGGGTCTTGAGTCAAACCCTTTTTACGTGATTGGTACTTTTTGGCATCTTTCTTCCTATCCTTGTGTGCACCTCCTTTGTTGTGATCGTGTTTGGCTACAGGATTCCAGCGCCTAACTTTAGTAGTCTTATGTCCTCCTGTAGTAGTATTCATTAGTATATATCCTTTAGTTTAATTCTTTAGTTTATACACTTTAGTAATCTTTAGTGATACTTAAGTATATATTATCATAGTTTTCCTGTAATGTCAAGATATCATCCTGTGAAATATTACCGTCATTATCTATTGACTCCATGTTCTCTAGTTCCCAGTGTGCGGCAATAGATGCTGTCAAACATTCTGTACACATGTCGTAGTGTACTCCGTTAGCGTCCTTCTTTAGTGTCTCTATGTCATCTAGGATAACATCACACGCTTTACATCTCATCTGGATATCCTCCGAATACTTGGTTGTATGCCTTGACTAGCTGGTTGTAGCTCATGTCCCTGTACTTCTGACGTAACACAGTACGTGCTATGTTTAGTGTCTCAGCAAAGCCAATGAAGCCTAGCTCGTACTCTGAGATATCCTGTATCATCTGTTCCTGTGACAAGTCTGGTTCTTTGTAGTCATCCATTTA